AATATCATTCATACTTTTAAGTTTTACTATACAGAAGTTGATACAATCCCTGAGCTCCAACATGAAGTAGTAGCGTTTTTACTTGAGAAATTACATTTATATAACCCTGAGAAAGGCAAGGCATTTAGTTATTTTGGAACTATTGCTAAACGTTATTTAATTTTATATAATAATGCTAACTATAAAAAGCTGAAAGATAAAGCTGATGTAGCTGCTGTAGATGAGGATAAAACAATATTAGTTGACTTACTTAATACTTTTGAAGGAACTGATAATGTTGATAAACAACCTACATTCTTACAACAGTTTACTAAGTATGTTGATGCTAATTTATTTGAATTATTTCCAAAACAACGTGATGCTCAAATAGCAGATGCTATTGTTGAGTTATTTAGAAAAAGTGAGAATATTGATATTTTTAATAAAAAAGCTTTATACATTTATATAAAAGAAATGACTGAAGCTTCAACACCTCAAATAACTAAAATTATCAAGCGTCTAAAAGTAATATACGTTAAAAAATATAACGAATATTATGATAACGGACATATAACTATGAGTATTTAACTTCTTGCACTTTCCATATTTATATACAACATTATATAAGATAATATGGATTTTAATCAAGTTTTATTTAAAGACAAAACCTTTTCAAGTTTACTAGAAGATATATACAAAAACGCAACTCGTAAAGAAAAGGAAATTAAAGCATTAATCGATCAACTGAAACCTATGATACAGGAGCCAGGTGACGCGATGATGCTTGTTCCTTTGTTAAAGGAATATATGGAAATAGCTGTTAAGAATGATGAAGCCTTAATTAAAATGGCTGGTATTGTTCAACGTGCTATGTCAACAGGTCCTGGTGATGGAGCAGATGGTGGTTTATTAAGTGATAGAGATAAAGAACTTTTGTTCCAAGAAATTAGTGGTATTAAAATTGAAGAACCAAAACAGTTAAGTGATGGGAACAGGTAATACAATATCATATAATAGTAAAAATACAAAAACAACTAGTGGAAGTGTAAATACAAAAAACACCCCCGCTATATCTCCTTTCTTTTTTGGTGTTGTTACTTATGTGAACACTGAAACTAGAGCTATACAGTTCACAACATTAAAAAATAATGTTGGACCTGTTAAAACAGGTGACGCTGTTCCTTCATATAAAGATAATATTACATTACCTCAACTTGATGATGTAGTTCCTTTATTTATAGGACCTAGCTTTGAATCAGGTATGTTAGGTGAATCAGATACATCAACTGTTTATTATTTAAATCCAATATCTAATTTACAAGAATTAGATAAAAATGGACTTATAAGATCAAATAAAGTTTCTGCTTCACCAGATAATGTTAATCCAACAAATTTAGATTATAAAAAAGCTTCAAACGGCTTTACAAGATAATATGAGTACTAAACAATATTATAACAATACTAAACCAGGTGAAACTTCTATTGAATCTAGAAGTGGAGCTAAAATTGTTATGGATACTAATGGTGGTACTACTATTACTTCTAATATACAAGAACAATTTATAAATCAGTTACGTGATGATAATTTTAAAGGAAATATAGCTCCTAATCCAGATCAAAATAATTCATTTGTTTATATAGGAAAAGGAAATGTAGAAATTAATGATCAAGGAAATACTAATCAAGACTCTACAGGTTTAACAGCATCAACTGATGAAAACATAGTACAACCTGTTCCTGTAGAATCACCCACAGAGTCTTTACCATCAGTAGAACCAACACCAACTCCATCAGTTACTCCTCCTGTGACAGAACCAGTAGTTGAAGAAGGATTTATTTTTGAAGAAGAATTACCTGAAACTGAATTTAATAGTCAACAACAATTTTATGTAAATACAGGTGTTCCTGAGGATGGATCTGGTTTAGAAAAACCATTAACTGTTAGACAAGAACAACAATTATTATATGAAATATCTGGTAAAAAATTCACTGTTAAAGGTAAAGCTAATGTTTATGTAGTTGATAAAACAGGTAAATTAACAGCTGAATCTCAATTATTATTAGATTCATGTAAAGCAGATAACGCTGTTAACTCAGCGATTAAAATGAATCCAACTAACTATAAAACTATAGTAAATGATAAATTACCTCAATTTGTTTATAATGGAGTAACACATAATATTATATTAGCTGTAATGAAATGTCCTGCTAATCTTTTTTGTGCTAGTGGAATATCAGTTGCTTTTATAGCAGCAAATGGCAGTAATAAAGCAGGAGGATTTCCAAAATCAGCTTCATCCCAAGTAGCTAGAGATATACCTGGAGCTGTTATTATGAATAGAAATGTTGATTATGATAAAAATGGATTAACTCAATCTGGTATAAATAAATTTAATTCAACTTTAAATTTTACTGGTGCTGTTTTTTGTATTACTAAAAAAGATGGAACTGGTCATATAGGAATGGTTTTAGGTGCTGAGTTAATAGGTAAAGTAGGTTGGTTATATACATTAGAATATAATACAAGTGCACCTGGTGGTGATCAACGTCAAGGAGGACAATTAGCTCTTAGAAAAAGACAAATAGGAGCTAGTTGGAGTAAAAAAGATCCTGAATCTGATGTTGCTTTTACAATTGCTCCTACAAGTCAATATGGTGGAGGTAAATGGGCTCCTAATGGATTAAGTGGTAATAATAGTTATTTATCAATAGGAAGTTGGATAACAAATAAAGCTTATTTTAAATAATGTACGATATAAAAACATATGACGGTGAACAAATAGTTTTATCATCAGGACGACTTGTATTTAACTCTCGTTCTGATAGTACTTTTATTAGTTCAAGACAATATATCAATTTATCAGCAGGTGATAAAGTAACAATTGATGTTGGACCTGTAGATAGTGATGATGAAGAAAATATGTTCTTAGTTAATGCTCCTAGAATACAATTTGGATTAGATAAAAATGGCGTTCCTGAACCTATAGTTAAAGGTGAGCAATTAGATGATATACTAACTCAATTAATGACAGCAATATCAACATATGCTGATTTAGTCCAAGCAGCTGCTATTGTTCCTGGTCCACTTATGGCAGCTATGTTAACACCAGCTACATCAATATTAAAAGGTAAATTACAACAAATAAAGCTTAATTTAGATAACTTTAAATCAAATAATTCATTTACAATATAATGGCTGTAGGAGATAACATATCAAATATTAACTCAAAAGCCGCTGATGTAGCTGCTAAAGCTCAAGCTGCTAAAGCTCAAGCGCAAGCTACAGTGGCTGAGGCTAAAGCTAAAGTAGACGCCGCTAAAGCTCAAGCTCGAGCTGCTAAGAAAAAAGCTCAAGAATTAGCTGATAAAGCTAAAAAAATTAAAGCACTAGCTGAAAAACAAAAAGCTAAAGCAGAACAACTTAGAAAATCATTAGCTGATAAACAGAATTTCTTAAAAGACCAATCTAATATAAATTTAGCTGATGCTAAAGCAGCTTTAGCAGCTGCTGTTTTACCATTATTAACTAAATTTGTTAACGCTGAAAAAGCAGCAAATATTGTATTAAATAAAATAGTAAATGATACTAAAAAGAAATTAAAAGATAAAGGACGTGTTGAAGTTGTAGATGGTGCTATTACTTTTATTCCTAAAGATAAAGCTAATTATGATCGATTTAAACAAAATTTTGATCGTAAAGTTAACAAATTAAAAAGAATAATTCAAACAATTAAGAAAATTATTGACGCTTTAGTTACATTACTCAAAGTACTTAAAGCTGCTTTAATAGCGTTTAAATTATATTTAAAAATATTAAAAGCTAGAATGAAAGCAGCATCTGTAAAAGCCGCCGCTGACTTAGCCAGTATATCTCCTTCAAAACCAGCTGCAGCTAAATACACTATTGAACAACAAGCAATAGACGATATTATAAAACCTTTAGAAGATAAAATAGATAACTATCTATTAATGGTTACTTTTCTTCAAACTATATTAAAAATATTTCAAAAATTAGTAAATGCTATTAAAATAAAAATAGAAAAATTAAGTTTTACAATAGCAACAACACCATCACCTATAAGTTTTGATTTACAAGCAACTCTTAATATAGACGACGCAGATGCAGAAACAGAATATAGTGATGGAGCTAAAAACTATACTATTAAAGTAATAACAACTCCATCAGGAGCTTTACAAGCAGTAGCTTACGATTCATTTAGTAAATTACCTATAACTCAAACCGCTCCAAGTAGATTCCGTAAAGCTGATGAATTAATTGATGAACTTAAACAAATACTAGGATAATAAAATATTTATAAACATGAAGACTGATACATTTATTAAATTATTACGTAAGGTTATACGCGAAGAAGTACAAGCTGTTGTTAGGGAAGAGCTAGGAATATTGCTAGAGGCACCAGACCCTAAGCCAGTAGTGGCAGAGGCCAAACAAACTACTGTTAAAAATTCCATGGTTGAATCAATAAAACCTGCCAAACCAACACAGCCAGCAAAACCAATGGCGTTTACCCAAAATAATATTTTAAATGAAATATTAAACCAAACCGCTCAATCTGGAGATTGGAGATCAGTAGCTGAAATGAATTCAAATGATGCTATGGGATTTGGTGGAATAGCTGAACCAACTGTTGTTAATAGTGTTGATGCTATGTTAGCTAATACTAGACCAGCAGGTGATATTAATTCTGTAAGAATTGACACAGTTCCTGATTTTACAGGATTAATGCAAACAATGAAAGCTAAAGGACAAATATAATGTTGAAAAGACCTACATACACTTTAAATCCTATAGACGTCGGACAAAAACGAGGTATTGGAATTAATGTACTTTTTAATAATGATACAAGTGTATTTAATCAAACATTCACTACTAAAGATCAAGTTAAATCTAATTTAGTAAATTATATATTAACAAATAAAGGTGAACGTTTTTTTGATCCTAACTTTGGAGGTGACTTAAGAGCAGCTTTATTTGAACCAGATTCAAATTTTGAAAATGTAGCTGCTAGATTAGAAACTGAAATATATGCTTATGTTCCTAATATTATAGTTAGAAATATAACTATCAAACCATACTCAGACAGTAATTTAGTAAATATAGTTCTAGATTATTCTATTAATAATCAAGATGATAATTTAGTAATAAATGTCTCAACAATCGATTTAACTAAATAATAATGGCAAACGTACCTGATATAAAATATTTTGATAAAGACTTTAGTACCTTAAAACAGGACTTAATCAATTATGCAAGAACCTATTTCCAGAATAGCTATATGGACTTTAGTCCATCTGCTCCTGGTAATATGTTTATGGAAATGGCTGCTTATGTAGGTGATATTTTATCATTCTACACTGATACTCAGTTACAAGAAACATTATTATTATATGCTCAAGAACGTAAAAATATAATCGCTCTAGCATATGCTTTAGGTTATAGACCAAAAATAACTTCAGCTGCTTCAGTAATGTTAGATGCTTATCAATTAGTACCATCAACAGGTACTCCTGATTATAATCCTGATTACAAATATGCTTTAAGAATAAATGCTAATTCTTCTATTAAATCTATATCTAAACCAGATATTACTTTTTTAACACAAGATTTAGTTGATTTTAAATTTTCATCATCATATGACCCAACTGATGTTGTTATATATCAATATTTTACAGGTACTACTAATCCACAATATTATCTGCTTAAAAAACAAGTAGAAGCAATATCAGGACAAATTAAAACAACAACATTTACTTTTGGTAATCCTGAACAATTTCCAACAGTCACTATTAATGATGTTGATATTATTGAAGTTATTAGTATAACAGATAGTGATAATAATCAATGGTATGAAGTACCATACTTAGCGCAAGATACTGTGTTTGATGAGTCGCTTAACCTGCCTGTAAACGAGCCTAACTACTATGATCAAGATAATGCCGCTCGTTTCTTATTACGTTTAAAAAAAGTAGATAGACGTTTTACAACACGTTTTAATGATGATAATAATTTAATATTAGAATTTGGTAGTGGTGTAACATCATCACCTGATGAAGTTATTATTCCAAATCCTGATAACGTAGGTATAGGTTTAGTGGATGGTATAAGCAAAATGAATATGGCTTATGACCCATCTAACTTTATGTACACTAATGAATATGGTATTGCTCCTTCAAATACTACTTTAACAGTAACTTATTTAGTTGGAGGTGGATCAACAGCTAACTTACCTAGTGATGATATTGGATTAAATGATAATGTTAGTGTTGTTATAGACACTTATAATTTAGATCCTGCCCTATTAACAACAGTAGAAGGATCAGTTAGATTTAATAACTCACAACCTTCATCTGGTGGTGGACCTGGTGAAACAACTGAGCAGATAAGATTACAAGCTTTAGCTAACTTCCCTACTCAAAATAGAAATGTAACTAAAGCAGATTATTTAGTTAGAACACTTTCAATGCCTGCTAAATATGGTTATATAAGTAAAGCTTATGTAACACAAGATTACTTAGTATCTAATGATACTGATAAACAGAATTTTATTAATAATAATCCATTAGCACTTTCAGTTTATATTTTATCAAATAATATTGATGGTAAAATAACTAGAGCATCCAATGTTATTAAACAAAATTTAAAAACATACTTATCATATAATAAAATGATGAGTGATGCTATTTTAATTAAAGATGCTTATCATGCTAATATAAAAGTTAATTTTGATATAACCATTTTACCAGCTTATAACTCACAAGAAGTATTAACTAAATGTATTGATATATTAAAAGATTACTTTGATATATCTAAATGGCAAATTAACCAACCAATAATTTATTCAGATATTTACAACCTAGTAGGCTCTGTTCAAGGTGTTCAATCAGTGATTAAAGTAGATATTATAAACTTAGCCGGTGGAAATTATTCTCAATATAGCTATGATATCTTCTCAGCCACTAAACAAGGTGTTATTTATCCTTCACTTGATCCTATGATTTTTGAAGTAAGATATCCTGAATCAGATATTTATGGTAGAATTGTAACTTACTAAAAACTAAAATATGGACTTAAATAAACTTAAAGGACACGTTCCTGACAATGTAATTGCTCAAATTCCTGATGTAATGGCTAAATTCAAAATTGATACAGCTGTTAAATTATCTCATTTCTTAGCTCAATGTGGACATGAATCAGGTGGATTTAAAGTAGTAAATGAAAACTTAAACTATGGAGCTAAAGGTTTAAATACTATTTTTAAGAAATACTTCCCAACAGAAGAAAAAGCTAAATTATACGAGCGCAAACCAGAAAAAATTGCTAACTTAGTTTACGGTAACAGAATGGGTAATGGCCCTGAAACATCAGGTGAAGGATACAAATTCCGTGGTCGTGGTTATATTCAATTAACTGGTAAAGCTAACTACACTGAATTTGACAAAGTAGTAACTGAAAACATAGTTGAAAATCCTGATTTAGTAGCAACTAAATATCCATTATTATCAGCTGCTTGGTTTTTCCATAAAAACTGCTTAGGTAAATGTGTTGATGCTTCTGACGCATCTGTATTATCTGTGACTAAATGTGTTAATGGTGGAACTATTGGTTTAGAAGACCGTAAAAAACACTTTAAGGAATATTACGCTTTATTAGCTTAATTTCTATAATCGCCTAATATTTATACTAGAATAATACTAATATAAATGGGTGTTTATAAAATATTTCCATCACAGGATACAACAATTTATACTGATTACGGCACATTAAATGCTGGTTTAGATGAGATTTTAGATTTATCTAAAAATGCTCCAGTTCTATATCCATCATCATCAACTAGCCGTATATTAATTAAGTTTGATAACTCTGATATAGCGGATGCTGTAAGTAAGGCAGGAGCCAACTATACAGCATCCCTAAAACTTTACAACGCTAACGTTCAATCAATCCCAACTAACTTTAATATTGATTTTTATCCAGTATACCAAAGTTGGGATATGGGTACAGGACGTTTTAATAATATTCCTGAAATAACTGATGGCGCTGGATGGACTTATAGAAGTGCAAATGAAACAAATGCTTGGACAGTATCAGGATTACCAGGTGGTGTAGCTTCATCTTACTATACAGGAAATGAAGGTGGTGCTGCTTGGTATACATCTTATAAAGTTACTCAATCATTTAATTATTTCTCAACTAAAGATATTAATGTTAATGTTACCCCATCAGTTTATGCTTGGGTAAATTCAGTAATAACTAATAATGGTTTCATTATAATGAATGATACCTCTGCCTCTCCAACAGGTACAGGTTCATTTGAGTTTGATCCAAGTTATCAATACACATTTAATTTCTTTTCTAGAGATACTAATACTATTTATCCTCCTTGTTTGGAATTTAAATGGGATGATAGTACCATTAACCCGGGTACAACCCCATATATACCAAATGAAGAAATAAATGTAGCTATATCTAATAATAAAAATGTTTTCTATGATAATGAATATGTAAGATTTAGAGTGTATGCTAGAGAAAAATACCCACAACGTGTTTATGCTACATCTACTCTTTATAAGTATAATAAGTTATTACCTACAGCTTCATATTACTCAATTATAGATTTACAATCAAACAATGTTATAGTTGATTTTGATAATGTAGCTACTAAATTAAGTAATGATGTTACAAGTAGTTTCTTTAGATTCTATATGAATGGTCTAGAACCTGATCGTTATTATAAAATACAAATTAAGTCTATCATTGATGGTGGTACTTATATTTTTGATGATGATTACTATTTTAAAGTATTACAAACTGTTTAAAATGAGCGAACAAGTTAAAGTACAAAAAGTTATTTATAGTTTACAAGAATTTAATAATGTTGTAAATACTCAATTTTCACAGTTAGCTAAACCAATAACTGAACAACAGGTTGATTTAGATAAAACTGTAGCTGAGTTTTTTGATGATTATAATACATTATTCTATGACATTCCTTTATCAGGTTCAGATGAATCTCATTTAGGTTTAGCTACTAGAAGTTTAGAATACTTAGATATATCATTAGAAGATTTACAAACAGAAATAGATACTTTACGTGAAGAAAATATTGATTTAAAAAATCAAATTTTAGTATCCTCTCAAATCAATATAGGAACACAAATATAATATGTCTACAACAGTTTCAAAAATATCTAGAAATAATAATATCCTTACTGGATCTGCTTCTCAGTTAGTTGCAACTAGAAATATGATCCGTAACTTTGGATCAACTGAAGACTATGTTGAATTACATGTGTCTGATCCATCAGGAAAAAATCTTTATTCACTTGTTCCCTTCACTAATTATCAAGTACCTGGAACATTCCAACCATCTACAACTTATACTATACAGGAATTAATATTTGATCCTGCTACTGATGTTAAGAATTTAGGTATTCAATTTGGTGAGTATATTTTAACTTATAATGTTTTAAGACCTAAAATAGTCAAAACTAATGTTAAGTCATTTTTCATTAAAGAAATATCTGGTGATAGAACTGAACTTAGATTAGTTACTAATAATGTTTCAAATATTGATGTTGAAAACGGAACTTATGATTTTATTAATGAAATACAAGGTTTAAGTTATTTTAAAGAATTCTATTTAAATTTTGGTAATAATAATTTATTACCTGCTATTAATATAGCATTAGATAAAAATACTAATCCATACTCAGTACTAATTAAACTGTTAAATCCATTACCTGTAAATTATAAGGTTAATGATACATTATTAATAGTTGATGAGATAGCTAACCCTCAAGTATTTGAAGTTAGTACAACTGTTGATCCTACACCTACTGTTTTTCCTACTTTACGTGGACCTAACTTTGATTTAGATTTAGATAATTTAAGAGTAGGACCTACACCATATTATAATTTCAATCAAATAACTACTTTTAGTGGTTCATTTGCTCCTCAATTACAACAATTACTTAGTCAATTAAGTGCTTCAAATTTTGCTATTAATGTTGACTACACTGATTATGAAAACTTTGTTCATTTCTCTTCTGCAGCTCGTAGATTAGAAGGATTCAAATATAAATTAACTAACATTGAGTCATATACTAAAGCTAAAACATCAGCTTCACTTAGTACATCTCCAACAGCTCAAATTGATGTTCAAAAATATCAAAACCAAATAAACTCAACAATTCAAAGTTTTGATGGATGGGAGCAGTATTTGTATTATGAAACTGGTTCATATTCTTGGCCTAAACAAAACTCAACCAAACCATATATTATTCAATCAGTAACTTCTTCTGAATCATCAACTTGGTATAGTGGTAATTATGATTCTGCTTCATTATATGATGATAATAATCAGAATTATTTACTTTATGCTATGCCTGGTTACATAGCTGAAAATACAGATAATGAACTAGCATTTAAGTTTGTAGCTTCAATTGGACAAATGTTTGATGATGTTTGGATTCATATTAAAGCTATTTCTGATTTATATCAAGCTAAAAACTCATTAACACAAGGTATATCTAAGGATTTAGTATATTTCGCTTTACAATCAATGGGTGTTAATGCCTATACTGATGAAGATGGAAATAATCAATTCCAATACTTGTATGGTGTTAATGATGATGGTACTTATAAACCTATAACTGGTTCTTATGATACGTTAATTAGTGCTTCTAATTATCAAATGTCTGGACAAGACCAGCAAAAAGGAATTTATAAACGTTTATATAGTAACTTACCTTTATTATTAAAGTCAAAAGGTACTACTCGTTTTAATCAATATTTAAACACTATATTTGGTATTCCAACTACAATAATGGGATCATTAGAGTATGGTGGTGTAGACAAAGTAACATCTTCATTTGAATATGAATATGATAGATTCACTTATGCTTTACAAATATCAGGTAGTGAAAATGTTGTCACTATACCTTGGGTTTACACTTCACAAAGTTTAGCTAGAACAGGATATAGTGATATTGCTCCTAATGGTATTGAGTTTAGATTTAAATCTCAACAATTACCTTTATCATATACTACTCAATCTTTATTTTATAAAGGTTCTGATTTTCAATTAGATTTAATATATAAAAATACAGGATCTAATGACTCAATTTATTCAGGAAGTGTAGGTAACTTTGGTTATCTTAAGTTCACTTTAGGTAACGCTGTAGTTACATCATCTACTGTTCCTGTTTATACAACTGGTTCAAATCATGATACTAGTTGGTATTCTGTATTAGTTCAAAGAACAAATCCTGATTTAAGAATAGGACAAACAAGTACTTCTCAAACATATAACATTTATATTAAAAATAATGTTTGGGGAGAAGTAGGACACGTTGCAAGTGCTAGTTTAACTACTAATAACTCAACTAACAATGGTAAATGGTATAGTGAAGGTGTATTATCATTTGGTGATGGAGGTGTTTATCCATTCTCAGGTTCACTACAAGAAGTAAGATTATGGTCTAACTATGTTTCTGAATCTACTTTTGATTCACATGTATTAAATCCTGAATCAATTGAAGGTAATTATACAACATCTTCATTTAATGATTTATCAGCTAGATTTCCATTAGGAAATAACTTATACACTTATAACCATACAGTTGATTATCAAATAGCTTCAGTAGCACCTGATCAAAATATACAAGAATGGACTGCTTCATTCTCTCAATTCCCTAATGAAAATAATTATATTTCATTTACTGAAACATATTATGCTGATGTTGCTAACTCAGGATATGCTAACCCAGTAACTGATAAAGTTAGAATTGTAAGTGGTAGTGAATATGGAACTCAATTATTACCTAATAAGAGTATTGAGATAACACCTAATATTCCTTTAACTAAAGATATTCACTTATTTGACGCTAGTTTATCTCCACAAGATGAAGTTGATAGAGCTATTATCGCTCAATTTGGTTCTACTTATAACTTAGATGAAATTATAGGTAATCCATCAGGTTCATATGATGAATTAAGATCATTACAATATGAGTTCTTTAAGAAATTTGATAGCAAATACAACTATAAAGATTATATTCGTTTAATTGAATTTTTCCATAACTCATTATTTAGAACACTTAAAGATTTTACACCTGCTAGAACTAATTTATCTACAGGTATTGTAATTAAACCTCACTTACTTGAAAGACCAGTTGTTGAAAGACCAGGTCCTTATGTTACACACCAAGAAGAAACAGCATCTATTGACACTGCTTTTATTAGTGCTAGTAACGGAGGTAATTACAGTCAATCATTATATCCTATAACTGTTTATGGTAAATTAGGTGATGTTACTTTTACATCAGATGCTAGAGATTTCTTTACAGGAGAATTACCAAGTGCATCTGTTCAAGTTTATTATACTCAATCAAATCCATTCACAACATTCTCACCTACAAATACAAGTTCATATTCTGAGTCTATTTGGGCTTATGATTATGATGCTTTATTAAATAATGTTAGTGGTTCTAGATTTTCAACTTTAAGAAAAAGAGCTGAATATATAACTAGCGAAAGTAGATTAGTACAAATATTATCTACTGCTTCTATTGAAGATTTTACTTATAATTATGAGCGTCATATAAGACCAAGATATGAAGGTTCAACTACAAATGGAACTGAATATAACTTCTATAATGATAATGACTTTGATTTTAATAAAAACGCAGTTGGACCTTTTGGTAAAAACGCTGTTATAGATCAAAATACAATTAATTTCGCTTATTTCCAAGAGGCTGTAGCTATAGGTTCTCAACTTATAGCTATGCCTGAGCGTACTAACTTATATTTAAGATATTTAGTTAATAATTCTGGCTCATTAACTGAATTAACTCAACGTGATTATGCTAATGTTAGTAATAATCAACTTTGGAATTTATATCAAACTCAAAATATATTTAAAGGAAGTGATGTTTATAAAAAAAGCGGATCTGTAAATATTGCTTTATTTGATAATCAAAGTCCATCTGATCAAAAAACATTAGATGGTAATAAAGCAATTTGGAGTGGTGGTTATAAATTTTATCCAATACTTTGGAAAACTATAACTGGTAATAGTCAACTCTACAGTGTACCTAATGGTATATCAACATCTGCTTATTTAAATAAGTCAAATTACGCCGCAAATATCACTAGAAGAAGAGTAATAGTCCATTATGGTTGGTCTGAATATAGTACTGAAGGTGTAGTTTCATATGGTCCAGGTGGTCTTTTACCTTATGATATTGAAGCCACTGTAAGAATTACATATTGGAATCTTCTTGGTTACACTACAAGCACTACATCAACTGTTATAAGTAGACTTAATCCTGATGGTACTCCAAACTTTACTTCATGGTGGAGATATGATAGAGGACAATTTACTGGATTACAAGCATTATACGCTGAAGTGATAGCTGTTAGACCATATAATGCTACTGACCCAGGATTTGAATTTACTAAAACTGATCAAAATGCTTTCTTAAAAGTACACTCAGAATCTATTGGTGGTGTTTATCAACCAACAAATGTTATCTCATTATCTGCTGATATGAGTACTTTATATAAAACTAACCCATCTAATCCATTTTTCTTTTCAGGAAGTATATTAACATCTATAGTACCTTCTTTAACAGCTTCTATAAATTTATATAATACTTATTGTCCACCTCCATTTCCATTCACAATCACTGTTGGTGATATAGTTAGATTTGATAGTGGTTCAGCTATATCAGCCTCATTAAATTTTAAACCAGATAGTGAGTATGTAATAACAAGTTTGGATACATCAGGATCTCATGTTACATTCACCGTAGACAGAAAAGTAGCTCCAGCTAATTTATCAAATACAGCTTCAGTACCAGATGCTTTCCGTATTGAAAGATATATTTTTTCAAAACGTGTAGCTGATGAAACTAATGTTATTATTTTACATACTAAACAACCAGGACAAACCTCAGGTGGTATAGTTAAAAATGTTAACTTACAATTAGCGATTAATGATAATATAGCAAACATTGTAAGTGAATTGAAGAGTAAAATATTTAGCACAGTTCTTACTCCATAATATATTTATATTAAATAACAATTAACAAATGGCGTATTTAAATAACCAATATGTAACAATTGATGCGGTCCTAACAAAGAAAGGCCGTGAATTGTTAGCACGTAATGATGGTTCGTTCCAAATTACACAATTTGCATTAGCAGATGATGAAATTGATTATACTTTATATAATCCAAATCACCCATCTGGTTCAGCTTTCTTTGGTGAAGCAATTGAAGCTATGCCTTTATTAGAGGCTTTCACTGATGAAACTCAAATGATGAAATACAAATTAGTTACTTTACCAAGAGGTACAAGTAAATTACCTGTATTAAACCTTGGATATTCAGCTATATCATTACGCCAATCAGCTGCTATTAATATTACTCCTCAAACATTAAACTACTTAGGTGCTGTTTCAACATTTGAACCATCAGGTTATTTAATGACTATTGGAGATTCAAGATATGTAAGTACATTCGCTGGTACTGGTATTGATACAACAGGATTAAACATTACTAATCCAACACCAAATGCAAGTGGTGCAAGTTTATCAGCTAGCCAAATTGGTACTTCATTTACTATTATAGCTACTACTTTAAACACTCTATACCCATCCAACTCAGTTGCTGGAGCTACTATTACAACTACAATAACAGCTATTGGTAGAGACAGTGGTGCTAGAATAACAATTCCTTTAACTATAATTAAAACCTAATTAAAATATGTCTTTTGGAGCATACCAACCTGAAGATCAGGTACTTAGTTCAGACACCCTTATAGCCCCAATGTGGAGTGGAGACCTTACTTCATTGACTACTTTCTATAGTCAATCAGCTCAAGAAATTAATACTACATCTGGTAAATTCTTTTTAAATGTTTATAAAGATGATGTCAACAGTAATTCTTCTTACCCGTCTCAATTCTCTGTAGCATATGGTCATATAAGTGGATCTGGATCGTCTTATTTTAACGCTTTAGTACCTTCTAAAACACCAACAAGAGACGTTTATGGTCAATTTAGATCATTAATTTATGGTGATGAAAATACTTCATTCCAATTTGGTGGTTCATCATTTGTAGCTGAAGATATTGTTGTTATATCTATAGATAGAGCTAGATTTAAAGAATCAATGAATCCAGGTTCATTTTTCTTACTTTTAAAAAGTGGATCTAACTCAATAGGTTTAGTTGATGACTCAACTGTAACTACAACTTCTACTTATATTGGCACATCTCGTGTTTACCAATTATTAAGTGGTTCTTATGATAACTCAACAGGTGTTTCAACTCCATCATCTTCTAACTACACAGTTAGTGGATCTTATGGTATTATGATCCCAGATGAAGGATTAATTATATTAAATCCAAGAGCTTTAGCTTTATCAGCTGGACCTTTAGGTGGTATAGCAGCTTTATTCTATACAGGTAGTTCAGCTCAAGCAGCAGCTACTTTTTCATCAGCAGGTTACACATGGAATATTAATAATAGAATGGTATTCCAAATGATGAGTGCTTCAACTGCTCCAACTTTTAGTTTACAAAGTTCAGAAACTATATCATCACGTTTTTTCTTTACACGTGTAAAAAATAGTGAGTTTAATTATACTACCAACCCAACAGTAATTGATTCAAACGGTAATCTATTATATACTCAATTAATTTACAACCCTCAAACTTATATCACTACAGTAGGTATGTATAACAACGCTGGTGATTTATTAGCGGTTGCTAAATTAAACAAGCCATTAGTTAAAGATTTTACTAAGGAGTTGTTATTGAGAGTTAAATTAGACTTCTAATGTTACGATATGTCAGCAAATGCATTCAAAAGACTTAACATATCTGATACTTTTGTAGTTCCTTATACGGCGAACAAAAGTTGGGATATTTCATCATCATCATTTGCTGCCCATCAGATTAATACTAATATAGGGGTTAATTATAGTGGAACTATATTCAGCCCTAACACAGAATATTATACTAATGGTCAGTACGATAGATTAGTGTATGAATCTGTTAACACAGTTTATTACCCAACATTTTTATCTAAAGTAGTAAGTACTCAATCATTACAAAATACAATTTATAATGATGGTACTTTAAGTACCTCTTCTTATTGGAAAGGAGCTAATGCTCTTGATCCAGGTAACCTAGACACTATTAAATTCTTTCCAACAGGATATGGTGATGTTATTTATGTATTAAATATACCTAAAAATTTAACTGGTGATAAGATTTTACCTGCTACATTTGAAGTTTCATTTGCTAGTGGTTCTGACACTTATAAAATATATGATGATGGGAACTACAACTTATTTTTTAGTGGTAGTGATGTAAGTTCTTCTATTAATACAGTATTATCTCAAAGTTCATATGTTGGTAATATCTTCTATGAACAAAACGTAGCTATTTTAACTATTATACCTAATAGTGTTAGATTAAGAGGATGGAGACCAATTAACCCATATTGTGTTCAATTATCTCCTTCAGCTACTCCAACAGCTACTCCAACAGTTACTATTACTCCAAGTAATACAGCAACACCAAGTATAACAGCTACACCAAGTATTACTCCTACAAATACTCCAACTAATACTCCTACAAACACTGTAACTCCAAGTAATACAGCTACACCTAATACTAGCTTAAGTAGTACACCAACACCAACAGTTACACCTAGTGTAACTCCAAGTGTCACACCAAGTGAAACAGCTACACCTAGTGTAACTCCAAGTGTTACTCCATCTACATCTTGTACTTGTGGTACACCAACAATTACTAGTATAGTAGATACAGGTAGTGGAACAGTTGATATATATTTTACATTACCAAGTTGTGGAGTATGTGGTATAACAAATCTTCAATCTTCAACAGATAATTCAACATGGAGTAATAGTACATCAGGATGTACATCTCCAAGATCAGCTAATTTAATAGGTGGAGGTCCAACATACTTTAGAATAAATCAAAGTGGAACTTGTGGAACAAGTGGATACTCAACTAGTGTTTATCATACTCCTTCATCACCAACACCTACTCCAACAGTAACTATAACAGCAACACCTACACCAACACCTACCGCAACACCACCATGTGATACTTATTGGATGTTTACAGGCGGTACAACAGGTACAGGTGGACACACAACATTTAGTTACACTGATTGTACTGGTAATATTGATTATATTGTTGTAGGAAATGGATTAACAGAATACCGTTGTGGTTTCTTATCTCCATCACCTCAAGTAACTAATGATGGTGATGGTACTTTTGTTAATACAGGAGCTTGTCCATAAAAATATTTAATAATAGATGAGTAATACAGGATATAAAGCATACGCAGATTTAGAGCAATATTATTTAGATAATGGTATTGCTACTGGCGTCACTAAAACTAATAGTATTAGTGATCCTGACTACGTTGCTCCTGTATGGGATCCATTTTATTGTCCTTTACCATCAATTACTCCATCTATAACAACAACACCAAGTGCGACTCCAACAGTTACACCTACTGTTACACCATCAACAACACCTACACCTACACCTACTCAAACACCAGTTTCTGCTACACCAACACCTACTGTAACAACAACTGTAACACCAACACCTACTAACACACCAACTAATACACCTACTCAAACACCTACACCAACACCAACTCCAACTCCAACAGTGGGTACTACTATAGAAGTAACAGGATTTAGCGCTGGTTTACAACCATGTATTGGAGGTTCTTGTGATGATTATATGTCATATACTGTTTATTTAAGTACTACAACACCAGTTGATGTTCAGTATACTTTAAGAGTACAATTACAATTCTATGGTGGACCTGTATATTACCAATACTTTAGTGGTACTATCCCAGCAGGATATAGTTATGACTATGATAATAACACTCCATGTGATGGAGGAGGTTCTTATATAGGATGTGGATATACTGTATTAAGTGCTTGTATTGATTATATTGACGCAACTGTAACAATAGACCCTGGTTATCAATGTTAAAATTATGGGAATAAATAGAATATTAAATACTAACATTACTAATATAAAGTTTAAGAATAGTCTTACAACTTATGAAAACTTTATCAAATGTACTGTTAAGGACTATGAGTTTAATTTAAGCTATAATCCCACATTATTATCAGGATCACAAGGTTTATTAACTCCATATAGTGCCTCAAACGGTGGTGACATATTCTATATCAACTCAGAAACTAATTACGGTACATTAAAAGATTTCGCTACTGGTTCTACTTCAGGATCAGATTTTTCACCATATGTTGGATCAATAGGATTATATAATGATTCTGGTGATTTATTAGCTATAGGTAAAATGGCAGCCCCAATGCCTATAGCAGCTAACACAGACATGACTTTCTTGGTTAAGTATGATACTAAATGGGAAAATAAACCATTCTTTACTCCACCACCATCATGGACTGCTACACCAAGTGTAACACCATCATTTACACCATCGATATCTGTTACTGCTACACCTTCAGTTACTCCATCAGTAACAGCAACTGTTACACCAACACCTACACCAACACAAACACCAGTTTCTGCTACACCAACACCTACTGTAACACCAACTGTAACACCAACATCAACAACAACCCCTACACCTACCCCATCTAGAACTCCAAGCGCTACACCTCCAGCTGTAGTTTATACTTATGCGGGTGGATCTAGTTTTTGGGCTACTGATACTTTAGCTTGTACTAATAAAACTTGTGCTAGACCTTGGTATAGAACAGCTCCAACATTTGCTAATGGTCAAATAGTTTATGATGACTCTGCTTGTACAACACCATATAATGGAGGAGGTAATTGGGTAGCTATATCTACTACAACAGGTACATACTGTGGTGGCAGTTGGAGAGCAATTCAAATTGATACTAATGGTGTTATCTTAGCTAGTACAGCTTGTCCATAATATTTATATAAAATAATTTGTTATGCTAAAATGGAAAACATGGGATGTAATTGATCCCACAAAATATTACGGTTTTGTTTATAAAATAACTAATAAAATCAATGGTAAGTTTTATATCGGTAAAAAAGTTTACTGGAATAATAAGAAACACAAACTTACTAAAAAACAACTAGCCGAACTTCCCCCAACTCCAGGTCGTAAACCAACTCATGAAGTAGTTCAAGTTGAGAGCGATTGGAAAACATATTGGGGTTCTAATAAACAGCTTTTAGCTGACATTAAAGAGTTCGGAGCTGAAAATTTCGATTGTTGGATATACGTCCAATGTAAAACTAAAAAACAACTTACATACTACGAGATGCAATATCAATGTAGTGAACAAGTACTTATTGGGAAAGACAGATCATATAACGATAACATATTAGGTAAGTTTTTTACCAAAGATTTGGTAGACTAGAATATCATCGTTATATTATTCGTTATGATTAATAAGGCCCTAGTAAATACTGTTACTTCTGTATTAGGAAGAGGTAAAGAAACTAGTAATAACAATTACGCGTTTAGTTGCCCTTTTTGTAATCATCATAAACCTAAACTAGAAGTAAACATGGTGCCAAATAAGAAAAATGAAAATTTCTGGCACTGTTGGGTATGTAATGCCAAAGGTAAAACGTTATTAGGACTATTTAAAAAAATAAAAGTAACTCCTGACAAAATATCCGAGCTAAAATCTATACTCGGTTTTACAACTAAAGAAGAAGTAGAATCAACAGTTGTAAAAGTATCACTTCCTAAAGAATATAAACCACTAATTAACTTATCTCGTACAGATATTATGGCTAAACACGCTTTAATGTATTTAAAAAAACGAGGTATTAGTAAGGCAGATATACTTAAGTATAATATAGGTTATTGTGAAGAAGGCAGGTATGCAGGTAGAGTTATAGTACCATCATATAATGCTGATGGTGAATTAAATTATTTTATTGCTCGAGATTTAAATCCAGACTCAAAGAAAAAATATGATGCTCCTAAATGTAATAAAAATGAAATTATAGGATTAGAATATTTTGTAAACTGGAACGTACCAGTTATATTATGTGAAGGAATATTTGATGCTATTGCTATTAAACGTAACGCAATACCATTATTAGGTAAAACAATACCTAAAGCACTAATGATGAAGTTAGTACAAAACAATGTTAAAACAGTATACGTGTCTTTAGATAGGGACGCCTTAAAAGATGCTCTTAAATATGCAGAAGAATTACTCAACTTAGGTAAAGACGTTTATCTGATTGACTTAAACGATAAAGACCCTTCAGAAATGGGCTTCGAAAAATTCACCAAATTAGTTCATGAAGCCGATCAACTCACACTAGGTGAACTAATTTATAAAAAACTAGAATTAGCATGAGTATAGATAAACACTCAAACATTATTCACGATCCTAAAATTAAAAGAATTGTAGAATATAGTGCCGACAACAAACAAGTAAATGTTTTAGATCAAAGATTTTATAGACGAGATGGTAAATATTATCCTTCTATTACTAGTATCTTAAATTACTTTCCTAAAAATCAATTTTTCCATAACTGGCTTAAAGATGTAGGACATAATAGTGATATTATAGCCGCTAAAGCAGCAGCTGAAGGTACTCAAGTACACAATGCATGTGAAGAACTTATGTTAGGTAAAGAAGTAACATGGATGAATGAAGATGGAAAAGTAAATTATTCACTTGATGTATGGAAAATGATTTTAAAGTTTGCTGATTTTTGGAAACAAACAAAACCAGAATTAGTAACAACTGAATATCATTTATTTTCAGATGAGTATCAGTATGCAGGTACAACAGATATTATTTGCCGTATAGATGGTAAATTATGGTTAATAGATATTAAAACATCTAATTCAGTTCATACATCATATAATTTACAATTAGCTGCTTATGCTAAAGCTTGGAATGAAACACATAATGAACCTGTAGAAGGAATAGGTATTTTGTGGTTAAAAGCAAGTACACGTGGTGAAAAAAAAGATAAAATACAAGGTAAAGGATGGGAACTTAAAGTCATAGATGATATTGATTCTAATTTTGAAATGTTTCTTAAAATATACGATGTATATAAACTTGAAAATCCTGACGCAAAACCGAGTACAGAAACTTTACCTATATCTGTGAAGATCTAAGCTAGACTGACCGCGACTCCATTCGTATCTTTATTATATAAGAAAATTGAAAGATATGAATACACAAGAATTAATGAATAAGGAAGTTTTAACCGCTGAAGAGCGTGATTTTTTAAACTCAACCAATCCGGAATGGGTTAAGGAGTATTTATTTCATAATTCATGGAATAATACATATCTTAATTTAGACGTATATTCAGAAGTTGAACATCATGAACGTCAATACAGAATGGAAATTGGTTTCTAAGTTAGATTGACCGCAATTCATTTACTATATTTAATATATAAATAAAGGTTATGAGATACGTAGTTAAATTATTCACTGAAGGTCAAATCAAAAATGTATTTTCCACTAATGATGCTGATAAAGCATATCAAAAGGAACGTGAATTAAGACAAATTTATGGAGTAGATAATGTTTGGACTGCAGACGCGGTAATTGAAATATTAGTAGGTTAAAAATAAAAATATGCAAGTAAAAGAATCAAAAACTAATAGTCACTTTTATGTGAGTTTAGTTAAATCAGGAGTTAGAATTGCAGCTGGTATTATGTTATGTCTAGGTGACATTTGGGAAGCCGGTGCATTATTGATAATTGCCGAAATATTAGGTATTATTGAAGAACTATAAAAAATAATTTATGAAAGTAATTGAAATCGAAGCAAAAGTTGCTAATCGTAAAGCATACGAAATTGAAGCTGATGAGCAAGAATACCTAAACTTTAGTGCAGGTGTTGAAGTACTCCCAGCTCAATATTTCGATAATGATTACGGATGTAAGTTCTATTATAGAAAACGTCATGAGCCAGGTACAACACATTGGGCTGATGGTGGTTATGAATGTGTAGAAGAAAATGGCGCTATACGTGCGTTTCATTTAGACTCACTTATTGTCCACCCACGTTACTTTAAAAAGAAAGCAAAAGCTGCTCAAAAAGCTAAAACAGGTGGTAAACGTGGTCGTCCAAAAATGGACCCATCACTTAAAAAAGCACCTGTAGTTTATGTTAAAACTGGTGGTAAGCGTGGTCGTCCTAAAATGGATCCGTCACTTAAAAAGTCAACAGTGTATGTTAAGACTGGTGGTAAACGTGGGCGCCCAAGAAAGGATGCTTAATATTTATCGGTAGTAAATACTCTATAAAAATGAAAAAATCTCAATTAAAAGCAATTATTCGTGAAGAAGTTCAATCAGTAATGAAAGAACGATACACTGAGGAAGGATACGTTGAAATGATGGGTCCTGAATTTGATCAAGCTGTCAAAATGATAGAAAAAGCTTGGTATAACTGGAAAAGTGCACCTATGACTAGTCCAAAAGACAAATTACCAGCTAAACAAGATTTATTGAATTACTTTAGTATGATATTAGATTAGTATGAAGATTAGAATTAAAGAAGCACAACGTGTACCTAAAGCGATATTTTTAGCTGGTCCCGCGGGAGCTGGTAAGTCGTTTGTTGCTAAATCTTTACCTATTTCTACTTTTCATGTTATAAATGTCGATGATACTTATGAAGAATTGCTTAAAGCATCTGGATTAGGTATGAAACAAAAGGATTTTGATCCTGAACAATTATCTCAAGCGGCTAAATTAATGGGTCAAGCCCAAAAAGCAACTAAAGAAAAATACGCTAAGGCACTTGAAAATTTACATGACATCATTATTGATGGAACTGGTGCTGCATCTCGTCCTTTACTTAAGAAAAAGGCAGAATTAGAGGCTTTAGGATACGAAACAATGATGTTAATGATTTATGTTTCACCAATTACTTCACTTGAACGTAATGTTAGCAGAGGAGAAAGTGGTGGTCGCTCATTAATGCCTAGTATTGTTTTAAGAACATGGAGAGATATTAATAAAAATATAAACACATATAAACAAGCATTTGGTGATAATTTTATTTTAATAAATAATGATCCAAAGAATGCTAATAAAAGTTTTGATGTGGAAGATATTAAACGTAGATTTTTTGACACATCTAAAGCTAAAGGTAAACCAAAATCACCTGAAGAATTAGCTAAGTTAAAAGCAGACAGAGAAGAATTAAATAAAGATATTAAATTAGCATTAACATTAGAACCTAAATTCACACCAGCTGATACTGCTAAATCAAAAATACAATCATTTATTAGATGATAGATTTAAATACAATATTAAACGAATTAAACGAGGAAGAAGGTACTGTTTCCGCTGTATGTTACTACCCAGGAGGTTTTAAACCACCACATGAAGGACATTTTGAAGTAGTTAAAGACTTAGCTTCACGCACTTATATCACTAAAGTTATAGTTTTAATTGGTCATAAGACTCGTGATGGTATAACTAAGGAAATGAGTAAACGTATTTGGGATTTATATTTAGCTACTAACCCAATGGCTAAAGTAAGTGTAAGAATAAGTGATGATCCATCTCCAATTTCAAATATATTTTCATCAATGGATTCTGATTTAGAATTAAAAGCATATGTTGCTGGAGCTAAATCAGAAGTAGAAGATCAAAATTATTTTAGTTCATTAAAGAAAGCATTTGGTGATAGAGTAATGCCTATTTCTGTTGATGAGAAAGTAATAACAGGAAACAAACGCTTATCAGGAACTCAAGTTCGTGATTTAATCACTCAACTTAAAAAATCAGTATTAGAATTACGCTCAGTATCTGATAAATCATCAACTGAATATTCTAAAGCTAGAAACAACTATTTAAACACTTATGAAGAATTAAAAGGTTGTTTTCCAGAATCAGTAATACAAAAAGGTGGGTTTGAAGATATACTTAAAATATTAGGTATTCCAATATTAAATGTAGATCAACTTCAAGAAAATCAAGAAGATGGTAATTTAATTATACGTGTACCTTATCAATTAACACCTAAAATTGAGAACTATTTAAATACAATGTTAATACCATTTGAGTATTCTCAACAAGCATTTGGTGGTAATGAGCGTCGTATGTTAATTCCTAATTTAGGAGATTCAATTGATCAAAAAGAAAAAGTACTTAATTATTTAAGTAAACATAATATATCTGTTAATGTTGAAGAAGATTTATTCACTATCAATTGGTGGAAAGAATCATTAACTGAGTTTAAACTTGATGTTGAACCAACTATTGGAGAAGATGATGTTGATCCTAAAGAATTAGAATTAGGTATTAAAACAGAAAAAGAACACACAAGTGATTATGAAACAGCTAAAAGAATAGCTTTAAATCACCTAGGTGAAAATCCAAAATATTATTCTAAATTAAATAAAGCAGGATTAGAAGAAACATTATCTGAACCAGAAGAAAAAACAGATGATGTATTAAGTGATTTTATTGATTTTGCTATTCAAGCTCTTGAATTAAAACAATCACCAAAAATTACTTTTACTGATGATGAGGAATTAGCTAAAAATATGCACTCATTAGGTGCTTATCAACCTAAAACTGATGAGTTATTAGTAGTAAAAGGACCAAGATTAACAGCTGATATTTTAAGAACATTAGCTCATGAATTAGTTCATCGTAAACAAGATGAATTAGGACAATTAGAACCAGGTTCTGGTGCTACAGGATCACCTGTTGAAAATGAAGCTAATTCAGCTGCTGGTATATTATTAAGACAATTTGGAAAATACAGACCAGAAATATTTGAAACACTAACTGAAGAAGATAGAGAAGATAGATTTAAAATCTACTGTGATATGGATGGTGTTATAGTTGACTTTGATAAAGGATATTTTGATTTAACAGGTGAAAGAGCTAGTTTTGGAACTGATCCTGAAAAATTCTGGGCTCCAATTACTAAAGCA